CTACTAAAAAAGCACCAGCCATTGTTGCTAGTGCCAAGCTCTTAACTTTCTTGAATGATTTATTTTTCACTGTTATTTGCTCCTTTCTTATTGTTAATTTGAGAATTATTGTTATATTCATCCGACAGTTTATAGATATATTTTTTTAACCATGTCGGAATAGGCAGACCCATTTCTCCGCAATTCTCAATTATTGAAACAGCATAGAATAATATGTAGAACATCGTAAAGGCATCGCCGGCACTTTTCATGCCATTTATATCAAGCATTGGATAAAGTGTCATGATTATTATTAATAGGATTCCATGCTTAATTAAGCCTGATGTGCCTTTTGTTGATGTTGTATGATGCGTTACTAAACTCCTTGCCGTTCCTGTTATTATGTCAATGATGATTACCCACACGAAAAGCCATATTATCCAGTTGTCTTCCATTCCCTGAAAATGTTGAAAATATAGTTGATGATATGGCGGAACTGGTGCCACCGCTAATAAGTGCATTGGTGCTATTCCTCCCATATAAGGCCGCCCATAATAAAAGCCCCGCTCGGTTGAGTGAGGCTTATTTATGTATTGTGTATTTCAAAGGCGACTATGTTTTTTTATTAGGCTGTTTGGCTAGCAGCTACGTAGTCTTTACCAGTAATCTGCTTGTATTGTTCCGCTGTAATTACCAAGCCGACATAATCACGTACATCGCAGCCTAAACTAAACATATTTGTAACAAATTCAATCCAATTCATCATTAATTACCTCCATTTTCTTTTGTACTATTCATTTGCATAGCTGCTAATTGTTTGCCGAGCGCGTCAACCGATTTAGTTAAGATTAGGTTATCTTTGGTTAGTTGTGCAACTTGAACTCCTAAAGCATTCATCGCCTTGTCCCCAACAGAAATATTATTAGTTGGCAAGAACTTTGCCGCCTCTGCTTGCTGAGCTTTTACATAAGCTTCATGTTCTTCGGGCGTTGCGTCAATCCACGATCTGTTAACTAGTTTAGCAGGTTCTAGTTTCCCAGTTGAATTTTCAAATGTTTCATTGTCTTTAAGTTGATATTCTCCATCAACAATATTTGTCCCTTTAAACCGCTTAGTTGTTTCATCCGCGTAATAAATTGTTGCCATTTAATTTCGCCTCCCAGAATTAATTACTGAAATACATTGTATGCAATGAATGAATCCATCCACCATGTGCCACTGCATCACTCGTAGTTGCATTCAAATTAACTGTATTTGCTGCTGACTGATTAGTATAGTAACCACCGACAAGCGTTTCTTTAATCTGATATGAGTTGGGCTTAATGATATCCGGTAATGTAAACCACTCACCACCATGGAAATTATCGGCAGATAGTTGCGAATTAATTAGAATTTCAACCAACTTTACGCCATTGGGAAGTACCCAATAACGATAACCACTATCACCCATTAAACTAAAGCCATTATGCATTACAATTCCGTCTTTTAACCAATCATGAAATTCAATTTTTGCAGCATTGTTGGCAGTGTTTACCGCCTGTGTCCCTAACTGTTCGAGATATGCAAAATTATTATTAAGATGTGCAATTCCATCCATATCTCGATCTGGTAATGTAATTAATCCTGCCATTTATCTTCTTCCTCCATTCAATTCATATGCTAGCCGTTTGCCAATCTCTAATGAGGTGTTTGCGGTTGGGTGAACACCTGTTGTGCCATCGCCCAACGTATACCATGCATTGTCTTTAGTAATGATTGGCTGTTTACGCCAATCATAGTAATCAATACTTAATTTTTGACAAATTTTGATAATAATATTGTTTAATTGATTTTGCGTTAATCCACGTTCGTTCGGTGTATTAAGGTTTGTCATGTTTCCTTTCCTCATGTCGAGCGTTGGACATACAACGTAAATCTTTATTTGGGGATTCGACTTGCGAATATTATTAATCCCATCTGTTAATCCATTTTCTATTTCATCAGCTGAACTGCCGAACATCCAATTATTAACCCCGTAATTGAGCAATGCTAATGAGTAATTTTTAAAATCAAGACGAGCAGTTATAGCTGGAAAGTCATTCATTCCGTTTCCATAGCCACTCCCGCCAATAGCTTGATTGTTGACGTACCAACCATTAAGCTTAGCTATCACTTCCGGAATTCGACGATAATCTTCAATTTGTTTCTGACCGTCCCAACCAGCAAATATTGAATCACCTAATGCAACCATTTTGATCAAACTACATCACCACCTTTAATTAACACCAGGTCCCAAACCGTCAATTCATCAATAGTCAAGTCAATAAAATTATTAGACTGAGTAAAACTAATCGGGTGAATTTCAGCCGATTCGTCGGCCTTAATTAGACTCACCGATTTCACCTGACCAGTAACTGGAATATGGAGCTTGATATTGTTCTGCTTAGTCGGCATAACCTGTGTCCCACGTGGGTCTTGCCAGTTATCATGAGCAACACCAGTCATATTAATCAGCGATACAATTGCCCCCCGTGAAGAACGCTTATATACCGTTGTGATCTTATCTTTTTCAAAAGTAGTAGACAGAGAATGGGTCGACGATGTGATTTCATCATCAACCCATTTCCCATTAAGAATCATCAAATAAGCAACAAAATTATCCATGTAGCTCATTAACTTTCGTTGCGTTTCATCGCTTAATTTTAATGTGTGATTTGGAAAGTATTCATTAGCTAGATAGTGTTCACCGAATTCCAGATGACTGGCACCATTAGCCATCTCCATTGCGTCACAAAGTAAAGCGGCAGCATCGTTAACCATGCCATCGTTATTATTTTTGCCATCTGCTTTCTCCTTGTTAACGTAAGAAGCGAGAACTACCGGCTTTTTATATTGCTGATTAGTTTTGCGAATAAAGTTTGCTAGTTGTTCAAAGCTATATCCAATGCTGTTCCAAGGCTCGACATAAACGAAATCAACCGTATTAGATGCCATTACTTTCTCGATACCTAGCCCATCAGTTGCATTAATAGTTAACCGCTTATTGGGGCTTACCTGCTTAGCAGTTTTAAGCATGCCGCCATAGCCATCACCGTAATCCCACCATTTCAAATGGTAGCCATCAGATGAGTAGGTATCATCAGGTAACGAACCAAGCTGGTCAACATGCCAACCATCAAAAGGCAGGTATTTGTAAACATTATTAATTTGACCACACAGATAATTCTTCCAAGCTCCATTCAGTACATTCATATAAGTAATGTTGAGCTTTCCGCCAAAGCTTTGATCGTTCTCACCGGCAGTCTGTATAGCCTTAGTGTCCTTATACAAGAACATCTCCTTAGTCAAGTTAGGGTTAACCCAATTAAGGTTGCTGTCATCACTAGTCGTTATACCTAACTGTGAACCATAAATTAAGTTATAAAGCATAGCTTGCATACCGTACTGGTGAACAGCATCAATATATGACTTAACCGTGTTAAAGCTGATTGGCCGCTTCATAAAGTCCAGCCAATTCTGTTCTGGCTGACCATTAACGATCCGTAAAGGCATATCGTCACGATCATACCAATCATAGAACTGTACATAGTTAACATGCATACGGTTCAACTGTTTAACAGCCTTTTGCATGTTGCTTTCACTAAGATTTGGGCCAAAGTCACCAAGGAAACCTTCAATCGGTACATTAGCAACATTGCCATTAACATTGACACCAATGTATTGAGCATTAGCCCCCGCAGAAGCTTTGATAATGTATCCCTCGTAATCTTCATTTGGGATTGTCCATGTCCAGTGATTGGTGCCGCTCTGACATATCGTTTTTTTATCAACTATTAATTCACCAAAATTGTAAATCTGAATAGTTACGGTTGCGGGGGAGTCAGCATTAAAGGTTAGTTCTAACTGCTCACCTGGTTTATAAATGGCCTTATCGGTGTATAGCGTGTCAATTGAACTATAATCCTGAATAGTTTTCACTGTCACAATGTTAGATTTAGCGCTTTCGTGTCGACCATTATAAGCACTAACTGCAAAGCGATAGGTCGAATTGGCTGTTAGCCCTGTTGCTGTATATTCTTTTTTATCCGTAACTTCGGCAATTTTTACTAACTCACCATCAGCTCCAACACCTCGATAGATATAATATTTCATCTAACTTTTACACGCCTCTCCATAATAGCCGTTGAGTATGTTCATCAATATAAACTGCCCGTAAATCCGTAGGACTAGTTGGCTTTGAGAAATAACCCGAACCAGCCGATGAGTAACTGCTTCCCTGCCCATCGCCTGCTTTGGCTTTGCCGTCGTCAACAAAACCCAAATCAATCTTAATCGTGCGGTTTTCATCGCCTAAATACCAATTTCCTAATTGATATTTAGGTGCAGCATTGAAGTAAAAATTCCGTGGAATTTTAACTAAGATTGTGTTTGCGTCTTTATATTCAGCCCGTGCTGAAATATATTTCACATTAATCGGTCCTAATCCATGTCCGGCACTTCCTAAGCCGTTAATTTCAGTACCAATAGCGTCTTCATAGTAGAAAACACGTGGGATTGGGTATTCTCCTTGATTATGCTTAATTTCAATCGTGTAGCCGTAGAGGAAATCCTCTAGGCTATCCGCGCTGACCAAGCTGGAATTACGTTCTGCCACCATGCCGTTGTCTAGGCTAATGACGTTGTTTTCGTCGGGGACTTCGTCCTTATGCTTTACTCGAATATTCCAATAAGCACCATGACCATCATCGTAGTTATCCCAGCCTTGCGTGATCACAATATCACCAGCAATCAGTGGAGCGTAAGCTTTCATGTCTGCGACTGTTTTAAGCTGAAATGGTCGATCGTGAAATTGAGCTTGTTTTAATGTTTCTTGGATCTGTTTAGTCATATCCAACAGTTGATTATAACGAACATTCAATCCAGTTTTGGGGTCGTTAATCTCAGCCATGGCGTCATTCAAAGCTTGCTTAAACTTTGCCAACCAGTCGGTAAAGTCCTTCTTAGTTGCATCGCCTAGTTTATCCAAGTCTGCTTTTAGCTGTGCAACCTTAGCATTCACTTCTTGGGAATCTTTATCAACCAACGCTGACAGCTTATCAACTAATTCTTGGAACTCTTCAATAACCGATTTAGCATGTCCTCCCATCCGGGCGTAAAAGTTTGATCCTTGAACTACTAGGTTAAAGTTAACTGTCGAAACAATATTGCCATCTGGATCAATAAAACTAAGGTAAGCTTGTTCCCATTTACCACCAACTTGAAAGACATTGTCTGGAAAGTATAGCGTTACCCGTCCAATACGCTGTTGGTCGAACTTCTGGTCATCAGCCATTGTCAGATAGACACGAAAATCATTATGCTCTGGATCAGTACCGAAAAAGAGGACTCGCCAATTACGAATATCTTGGGCTAAGCCGTTGGAATAAACCCATAATTTGAGATAGCTATTAACATCGCCTACACGGCCCTTAAAGCTATCCGCAATATCAATCGTTTCATCTTGACTCCGTAACAGATCAACTGGAATATATTGTTGTAATTTTGGTAATGTTTCCAAGAAATCACCTCCTATAAGTTATTTAAATCATCATCTGATAGTCCTATAGCCTTTTGTAATTGTTTGTTCTTGAGAGTGATTCTTGCTAGATCACTATCAATTTTCTCAAAACCCTGTGCAATGGCTTCACGTACATCTTTTCCATAACCCTTGTGGCGAATAGCATCAGCAATTTGTTTCATAGTATGATCCGTATTATCAAATGGCTCATAATCATAAGCTTCACTTGCCACTCTCATCGCCTCCTGCTGTTAGTTTTTCTACTTTTTCCTTTAGTTTATTGAATTCTTCCAAAGAAACCATGTTTTTACGAACGCGATCGTTATCGTCTTGAATATTTCTTAGATCCTGTCTCATTTGTGCAAGATCAGCACTACTAGCAAAATTTTGCATAACCTTATTATTGTTAGCAGCAGATTGCTCTTGAGTTTGAGCGACCTGGTTAACCATCACTCGGATTTGCTTAAACTGTTGAAAATTTGTTTGATTTTCTAACTGATAATCAGTAAGTCCCATCGTCTTGTCACCAATGGTTAAAGTTGACGCATAGGGCTTTAGCAAATCAATTTCTTTTTGAGTAATTCGTAATAATTGGGTTTTTGCAACATTTGGATTGATAAACATATACCTATCAGCAACCTCAAAAGACTTGAAGTTTGTCATATGCAACTCTAGAGCCGTGACTTCCCAACTTTGAGGTATTCTTTGAGCCTTTATCCATGCTTGCGCTTGTTGCATTAAAATGTTTGGATCATCTACATTGTCAAATTCAACAGTTCCCTCAATAATGCCGAATTCTTTTTGTAAATCAGGAATATCGATATAGTCTTTACCGTTATTTACGGTAGTAATGGTTATTTTAGGACGCGCAGCATTACTATTATCAACAGTTTGGTCTTTCTTCCCTTCTTGCGGTTTAGACCCATCGCCACCTTCTTTAATTAGTTTTACTGGATCTAGCCAACCACCCGCAGAAGAAAAAGAATTTCGAACTGCTTGGTAATAGTCTTGTTTAGTTACGCCAATGTGTACATGGCTTGTATCACGATATCCAATTACATCGCCAGTTTTTACTTTTTGCCCCACATTCACAATGATATTAGACGGAGAGCTAAAAGCTTCTTGATAAACGATATTAAATCCTTCAGGGGTATGGATAACAACAAAATTTCCTAACCCACCCATGCGTGACTTAATGATGACCGTGCCACCATGAATGCAGTGTACTTCACGCCCTGGATGATCAACCGAGCCAAAATCAACACCATCGTGATAACTATTTTGACGATATCCGCCATCATACCCGAACTTCTGGGCTTGAGAGAAATGGCCTTCCCCAACATCGGGAAATGGCCACCCCCATGTACCACCAGTTGCAGTTGCATTAGAATGGCCACCCCACCGTTTGATACAAGAAATACAACCACTAATTGGTTTCCCAATTGCTGGATTAGGTGTTTGGCCTGCTAAGTCCCAAACAGCAGCGGCAGTCCCTTGTAAATAAACTCTACCGATTGAACCTTTGCCGAACTCTTGATTCCATTTGTCTGCTAAAGCTTGGTTTGGAGGCATTGACCCTTCTGGCGCGCTCCACGCTGGGTTAATAGAATTACTATTTGAACAATTTTTAATCCATTCACAAACAGATTGCGCATCACTATATGCATCACCATGTCGATAAGTATGGTTAAGCCAACCGTAGTAAGTTCCTTGTTCTTGAAGTTCATAAGCAAAGAACCATTCAGGGCTTACTCCAGCATTTTTCACCACATCATATAGACGATTAACGTCCACACCCCAAGCCCGAACTCTCGAAGAACGCGCGGCGAAATCCTGCTTCATATTATTAATATCACTACCCCAAGTAGCGTTAATTTCTGATTTGCAAAATTCTTCGGGATTATCTAATGACCCAGAGCCACCCTCTCCGCCACCATCACCACTTACATCAACTTTTGCGGGTTCTAGTGTCTTCCCCAACGGAATTAACCTTGTAATCACCTTAGTAGGATCAATCTGCATACTTGCAGACTTCATATTTTTAGCTAACTGAATAGGAGTATCATCTTTATGGTCAACTCCAATATCTGTTAAGTAGTCAAGGTAGTTTATCCCGTTGGGGTTATAAGTAGTCACAATATAACCGCCAAGAGATTTAACTAATTTATCATTAATAGCATCGCTAGTTTTGGGATAATCAATTTGTCGATACTGGTCATCTTTGCTATTAGTGACGTTTACATTCCGAAGCTGAAACTTTTTATAATCAGGAACTTGTGAATTATGAACATCGATTAAAGTCTGCAAAAAATCTTTGGGCTTTTGTCCAACACCTTCATAAAATCTTTGGGTGCTATCCATGAGATATGCCTCAATATCTTCAAAAACATATTCCCGAATAAATTGCCCACTCTCTTCCATCGATTTCTTGGGCTTGATAGCTCGCCCACGAAAGATGAGCTTATCATCATCGTAAACGTTAACGTGTGTATGATAAGGCCTTACGTTGTCCCATAATGGGCTTGCTTGATTAACCGTAATAGTCAGATCATCAATGCTCGATTCTTTAAGTGTGAGTTTTCCCGAACTAATATGACGATTAACTCGGGGGTCCAGTACAATAAATCCTGCTTTATCTGTTGGCTCATTATAACCAATAATGCGGTACACTAAATCATCTCCTCACGCTTAAATTTAAATTCGATTGTCCCGTTTCCAGATAGATGTATTTTATTGTCACCCGCATCTAATACAATCGCAGTTGTTTTAAAATTGTCTTGGGTTAAACCTACTTCACCAATTGAATCGTTTTTCAAAGTTACGGACCCTGTCAATTGAAATGAACATTCAACTGGTCGTGAACCAATATTCCTAATATTAACGTCTTGTTCACCATTAACATTAAATTTAACTGGTTGCCAAATCCAATGATCAAACGCGATATCGTCCCAATAGTCAGCACCTTCATTGTGGTTTGTGTAAACAAATGGATAAGCCTTAAAGGTAATTGTTGCAGTTAATGTTCCTTTTTCTTGATCGTCTTCCACTTCTACACTAGAGCATTTAGCATTCCAGTAATATACAGGATCGTGAGAATCAATTAATCGACTAAAACCATGTGGCAATAACTGCCGTTTTAATTCTTCCTCATAAGCTTTACGTTCCTGATAAACTTCGCCGAAATACACAAACTTATAAGTCAACTCACGGGTCTTAAAAAAGCGTTCCTGATCATACATGGAGAAATCATATTCTCCTTGCATGTAAGGTACGCTTTCTGTAATTTCTTGTTCTTCTGGTGTAGTTGCTGTTCGTTCAATCAACCACCAATCATAATCAGAAGAATTAAAACCGGCAAAGTCGATATATTCTGCATTCTCTAAGTATTCTGGTTCGGATTTTGTAGGTCCTAATCCACGAAAAGAATAATCATTGTTTAAGAATTTCATCGGCTCCACCTATCCTTTAATGCTGTATTTTGACCCAAACGATAATCGTATTGATCCGCTGTATAGCCAACAAGAGTGCCATCGTCAAGAACCATTGTTGTGTCTTTATTAAGCAATTGACGAAGCAAAGCATTATTCTGCATCTGTAACTGACTATCTTGAATTGCCAGACTACCAGTATAATTTGAATTAATTGAACCCAAGTTACCAATACTTGCTCCAATATCAAAGCCAGGTGTAGTGATAGCCTGTTGGATTTGGTTAGCCATATCACTAACGTTTGATTGAACCTTACTAAATCCATTAATTAATCCGTTATTAAGCCCGTTCATAATTGCTTGACCAGCCGGGATAAGAAGTTTCCGGTCATAACTGATTGGACCTTTATGAGCTTTAATCCAACCAGCAATTCCGCTTACGAAGCTCTTTACATTTTCCCATACAGATTTCAAACCATTAAGAAACGAATTCATGATGGCTCTACCAGCAGCACCTAAGTCGATATGAACTACAGATTTAATGAAGTTAACACCTGCACTGAATAGCGATTTTATACCATTCCATACACTAGAAACGACACTCTTTAATCCATTCATTACACTGCTAAAAATTCCAGCCACTCCGCTCAATACACTAGAAACAATGCTACTAATTGCATTCAGAACAGTTGATACAACATTCTGAATTGCATTCCAAGCTCCTGACCAATCCCCTTGTATTGCAGCAGTGATAGCTTGAATTATTCCCGCAATAACGTTCAGCACGGTAGATATAATCGTAGTAATAACGTTCCATACCGTACTTACAACAATACTGAATGTATTCCAGACCACATCCCAAATAGCAACGATAATTGCCAAGCCTGTTTGAATCACTGTACTTAACATCGTAATAGCAGTAGATACAACTATTGAAATTAATTGCCATACAACTTGAACGATAGGCACAAGCATATTCCACACAGTTTGAAAGACGGTAACAATCGTAATTAGGGTTGCTCCAATGACAGTAACTAAGCCAACTACAATTGGAACAATGATTGGAGCTAAAGCCTGCCAAACAGCTACAATTGCATTGACAATGCTATTGAAGACATTAACAAGCCCTTGCCAAATTGGAGTAACACCCGCCACAATTGATGTCCAAATTCCAGTAAAGAATGTTACTAATCCTTGCCAATAAGGTTTAATAAAATCAACTACCGCATTAATAACATTACCAATTGCATTCCAGACAGTAGTAGCTACTCCCACCAAGCTCTGCCATGCTCCAGATAACCACGTAGTAAAACTTTGCCACAAAGCTCTACCCGTTTCCGTTTGGGTAAAGAAATAAGTTAAGGCTGCAACAACTGCAACAATAGCAGCTGCTAGTATTACCCATGGGTTCATTCCTGTAATCATATTTAATATTTTCATTCCAGCTGCTGCAATTTTGGATTCGTTTGCCATATTTTGTAAAGCAAATTCTAGTAGCTTAACATCATTTGCAACCGAAGCCATAACTTTGATAGCCGTTAATCCTTTTTGTAACTCTCCAAAAAAGCCTGCAATCTTTGATATACCTGCAGCAGCTGTAATGAAACCTGTAATCCCTACTATTGCTGCCTTAAAAATATCATTACTAAAAGCAGATTTAAGCGCTCCGCCTACAACTTTTGCGAAATTAAGAATCACAACAGTGGCATTAGTCACAATAGGTCCAATAACTTGAAAAGCGGAATTGATACCATCTTTCATGTTGTCTAGGACTTGTGCAATACTCCCAAAGCCTGCTTGCTTAAAACCATTGTCAATTGATGACATCATATTAGCTAGGTTTTTAACAACGGCATTTTTTAAGTTTGCAAAAGATGTTCCAATACCTTCACTATTTTTCTTTGCTAATTGAGCAAAACCATTAACTCCACCATTCAGCTTGATAAAACGATCATTCAACTGATCTACCGTAATTTGCCCTGACTGCAAAGCTTTATAAAGATCTTGTTCAGCAGACTTACCAGTAAAGCCAAATGAATTGGCGACTTTACGTAATGCAATTGGCATGGTCTCCATCAATGTACGATAAGACATTAAATCAACCTTACCAGTTGAAAGCATTTGCGTATATTGTTGAAGTCCACGAGAGGTATCGGCAACACTAGCACCGGAGGCAAGAAAGGCATTATTTAAGGCAATCGCTGACTTAGAAGCCTTAGTTGCACTACCAGTTAATGGTGCTAATTGTTGGGCAACACTTGTAACGTCTTGCAAAGAAGTAGGTAATCCATCAATTCCTTTAGATAAGATAGCGGTTGACTTTGCAACATCCTTAGCTGAATAATTCAAAGCCTTCATTACTACCGGATACTTGTTTAATGTATCAAACCGGTTAATAGCACCGCTCATTGAATCTTTAACAACACCCCATGCTTTACCAGCAATCGCAACTAAACCCATTGCTCCAGCCATTGATTTAAAGGTACTTAAAATACTAGAACCACCCGCACCAACAGTTTGAGAGGCTGACTGGGTTTCACGTCCTAAATTGTTGACTGATTTAAGCGCCTTGTCTAAGGCTGCACTAAAGTTCTCGTCGTATGCTGATAACACCGCTTCAACGCTCATTGATTGTGCCACTAGCCATTACCTCCTTCCTGTTTTTGTTTCATCTTCCGGAACTCACGCCACCGTTCAGTGATTAGATCTATTCGTTGCTTTTCAGCACCGGCTTTACTTACTGGTTGATAGTTTGGCTCGTAATTGCCACGGATTTCATCAACAAATTTATCGTAGTCAAAGAATTGACTAAACTTTTTGTATTTCGGTACAGGGTGCTTTTCACTACCTTTTGTTGCTTGAACAGATTGGTTGAGAAATGCTTGAAGCGCAATATCTCTTTCTTGTCCCACCCGTTGCAACTGGTAAGCTTCCATTCGCAATTGGTATTCTGCTATCCCCATATCTTCAATATCTGAAATATTCTGAAAGCCTAGATAAGCCAATGAATTTAATAGAATTTCATGATAGCTTTGATCAGACGTAAGCTTACGACTTTCTAGGCTTTTAGGTTTTTTACAACAGGCTTAGCAGCGTTGCTTGCTTTGATTTCATTAATAACACGAGCAAAAAGGCTATTTAAATCCTTACAGTTATCAATGTAATTATCAATTTGATCTTGTGTTGCATTATCCTTTGCCGCTGCATATAAAGTATCAGCTAAAGCAGAAGCATCTTTTGTCATTAAAGCTGGCATAAGAACAGTTAATCCCATTCCAAAATTCATTTTCATACCATTTTGTTCACCTTCAACCCCTCGGTTCTTATCAAGGTTACGTAAAAACTTAACGCCAAAAATGAACGAATAATCCTTGCCATCAATCTTTAATTTCATTAGTTTTCCTCCTATTCAGTAGCTGGTTTAGCAGCTTCTTCTTTTTTATTAGCACCAACACCACGATCAGCACTCGCAAATGCTTCGCCATCGCCATTGCCACTATCAGTAATCTTAGCGAGGCCACGGAATACATAGTCGATTTCTTCCTGAACATCTGCTGAAAGCTCTACCCATCCACGCTTAGCTACACCATCAATCGTAAATGTTACATCACGTGTTGAATGATCATCAGCATCGTTATCGTTAGAATCTTCCGAGACAATCCCACGCATATATTCAGCGTAAACTTTTCCATCTGAACGTACGCGATCAAGATGAACCTTCCATACTTCAATCTTCTTGTTAAAGTACAGAGAATCATAGACGTCATCGGCGGCTTGGGAAATTGCATTTAAGAATTCTACTTCTAAATCCGTTTCGATATTAGAAGCAGTTGGAACATTTCCCATCTTCGTAGTTGTTGAATCAGTATCCCGCTTTGGATCATAACTCAATGATGTTTGGTAAGGAATTAATTGTGCCGGTTCCTTCTTGGCGTTTTCTAACAGCCGTTCAAAAAGAACCGCATTCTTCCCTTCTAACACTGGATATGTTGCCATTTTTTATCCTCCTTTATTTCAAATCAAAAACGAGTGTTAAATAGCCATGCTTTAACACAGTATTTGGAACACTCGTATCAGTTAATAATTGTAGTTCTTGCTCGTTAGGCCGTGCCTGCCAAGCATAATGTTTCGTTCGAACTGCTCGCATTCCTAGACGACTAATTTCATCAACCATCTTAGTAATAGTCTTACGTTGATTAGCCTTTCCCCACACATGAACCGTTAAAGTTACCCGCATTCCGGCGGCGGTCTTATAATTCGTCAAAATTGACTGACTATCATCCATAACCACGAAAGGATAGGTAACTGTTTCATTTTTCTGTGGAGGGTGATCATATATCTGGTAACGCTTTTGAATTTGGGCAAAAACCGTATCATAAATTTCAATACTTGGTGAATACATTTGATCACCTACTTAAATAATTTATTCAAGTCATTAGCAAACTTGATTGCTTCAATTGCAAAAGCTGGATGTAATGTAGGCCGTGCTGCCATAAAACGAGTTCCGAATTCAAGGTATGGGAAATAGGCGGTATGTGGAGCAACCGTTGCTGTTAAACCATTATTAGAAATCGTATTTGTTACGGATCGTCTAGTATTCCCGGTAGGACTAACCATTGTTAATCCGGTGCCCTTTTTCCATTCATAGTGGCCCTTATACAGATTGTTCATATTCTGTTGCGTCTGTTTCTTCAACCCTGCACCATGTTTAGCAACAATCTTCTTAACCGGCGTTAAATCCTTGTTTTTCTTCAAAAAGTTTGCTAATTCCTTAGTTCCTTTAACATCGACTTTGAATGAGTTAGCCATTATCTTCACCAACAATTAATGTTGTCCCCTTTAAGGGTTGCCGTTGTGTTTCAAGACGATATTTAATCGATCCGTCATCAATAGTCAAATATGACCAGAGATCATTTACAGGGAAGTCTAGACGAATCACTTTAGCATTCTGATTTAACTTGCTAAATAATTCGACTAGTCGATTAGTTCCAACATCAGTAACATTTGCATACCGCTCTGCTACCAACTTAGGTTCTGTAGAGGTATCTTCATCTGCATACGGATCATAACTATTTTCATCTTGATAATAAAATTTAATTATCTGTGTTTTTCGCATTTTTACTCATTCCCACATAAGGATTAATAAAAGAAACGGCTCCAAGAGATTTAACGTCCTTTTGGTTTCGCCGTTTCCATAAATCAATATCATCTAGGAAGTCGTCAAAATCAGAAGAATTAAAGGTAATACTTTCCCCTTCTTGACTATATTGGCTCATTCCTTCGTTTTGCAGCCGATTAAATCGACGAACCGAGACTTCCAATTCAATGTACCCTAACTCTCCAGGTATCTCTTCGTCTGTAGTTAGTTCTAGCTTAAATCGTAAAGCTTGTTCTGTATTATCGATGATTAGATTCAGTAAATCATCGCGACCATTATCTTTAATTCCAAGCATTACTTTTAAGTTTTGCAAAACCGCATTTGATTTCATCCAATCACCTACTTGTCAGTATGGCTAGTATCAGAGCCTCCAGCAGAATCAGCACCAGGCTTTGTACCACCAATTGTTGAAGTAATGATTCCATCTAAACGTTCAGCGTATAGCTTTCCAGCTAAAAGAATTACTGTTTCATAAGAAAGACTATTGTTAACAGGTTCGTGAGTAACCCCAATCAATCCTGTCTCATCTGGAACCAAATTAAAAGCCTGACTTAAAGCACCACTAATATTCGCATAAGCATAATTAATATTTTGACTAGCGGTTAAATTAATCGTCCCTTGTTTTACAGCATTAGATACAATAATTGTATTAACACCCATAAAGTTTTGAATATATTGTAATCCAAACGTACTTTGCAAAGTAATTGGTGATTCTGCTAAATAATCATAAAGATCAATTGGGTTAACAAAAGCAACAGATTGGATATCATCATCTTCCCATTTTACTGCTAGTTGACCTAAACCCTTTGACAAAGCTTTTTGGAAAGTTTCACCAGAAGTTTTAGTAGTTCCTGTCCCTGTAAATTCAAAAATTTCTTGCTTAACGTCTTTTTGAATTTCGCGAAGTAACTTTACATCTGTATCAGCCACAGCTCCTTGGAATCCAGTTGATTGGATAGCTTCTGCTGTAGTCATCTTTCGATACTTCTTAAAATCTAAGGTAAGAGTTTTAGCTAATTTACGAGTGGTCTTTGATAATGGAATAATTTCCCCTTCGCCCACTGTTCCATCAGCCTTTGTAACCTCTGACTTATAGATTTTAATTGCTGATCCTTGAGCCATTGGTGTAATTCGAATGACACCAAGAGCCTCAAGTAGTTTACTTAAATTACCAGTAAATTGTTCATTGAAGTCAATAGATTGAGCGATTAAATCTGTACTTGTAATTAAATTTGCATCTGCCATATTAATATTCCTCCTTAAAATTTATAAAGATCCATATTATTTTTGATGGCTTTTTGCCGTTTAATCGGATCCTTGATCTTTGCAATTTGTTCCTTAGTCATTTTAGTAGCAGGAGCACCATTAATTCGTGGTGACTTTCCCTTCAATAGTTCTTGGCGAACATTTTCTTTGATCCGGTTATAAGCCTTAAGAAATGCTTCACCACGTTCTTTGGTTGTTTCTGCTTTATCAGTAACAATTAAATTGATATCTTCATCGGTTGGGTTATCATAACCGCCATCAATTAATTGTTGCTTAGCTGTATCACGCATTTTATAACGTGCCAATTCCGCTTCAGCATCTTGGGCACGTTTTTCAATTTGTTGAAGCTTGTACTCTTGCTTTTGATCCTTATTCATCTTGGCAAGCTTAGTAGCTTCACTCTTAGCCTGGTCAATCTCCTCTTGCTTATTTTTCAAGGCTCGATTAACTCGGGCTTTTACAATATCGTTTAATTCTGCTTGAGTAAATGTTTTTTCACTTTTACCGTTATCTCCATCATCAGTTCCTTCAGGTGCACCATCATTATCTGTAGCTGGTGTTGGATTTTCAGCAAAGAATTGTAAACGCATTGGTAATTTTTCAAACATAAATACACCTCGAGTTTAAAGTCCGAGTAGACTGTAGATTCCGAGTTGTTCTTTAACGACTGCAAGCTAGTAAAAAGTCAAAATAAAAAGCCTTCAGAGCGTCTCTAAGAGCTTTTAGCTTAAATGCATATAATTTACTTAATTTATTATTAAACACGCTGTTTTGTGCCAAATATTAAAAATTACGGGATATATTTCAACCTAGTCGACAAGGTTATCGTTTCTGCCTTCTACCCACGTTTCAGAAATGCTACAACGGCAATTTGGATGACTGTCATCTGGTATTTTAGGAACTTTACTAATTCGATAAACACCGTCTCCAAAGCCATTATCTTGTGTTGCAATCTTTCGACACTCATCACAGGCTCTCGGCTCCGCGATCCACTGAACAAATTGATAGCCATTCTTTTTGATTGATTTAATCTGAGCAGAATACTGAACTCGTGCTGATTCTGTTCTAGCGATGCGTTCAGTGACATAGCTGTGATTTTTAACAGTAGTTTTTACTTTATCTCTTAATTGTCTTGCTACAACTCGTGGATTCTTACCAGTTAAAATTCCGTTGGTAATAACCGTATCAAGTTGAGCTTTCAAAGCATCTTGATTAGCCCAAATTCGTTGACTAAAAGTTGCTCCATTAATTTGTTTTATTACTTGTTTAGCAACATCTTTAGAAGTCCAAAACGTAGCATTTTCTGTAGAATTATTTAGAATACCAGACTGACGTTTCAGCTCATCAGTATAATCTTTACCAATTTTAGCTTGTATATCAGCATCAATATTCATTCCGGCTTCAACCATTGATAAACCAATTTTAGATTTTAATAAATTCAATCGGTTATATCGCATCGCCGTATTATAATTCCTCAATCGTTCATTAACTTCATCAGAGAAATCATTGTAAGTAACATGCTTCCCTTGTGCTCTTAAACGATTAGCTTCCTGAACTACCTTCTTAGCTTCTGTTTCATAATCAGCAATATCGGTAGTGGACACTTCTTTTTGAGCTTCAGCATAAGAAACTTTATTCCGGACAGCTAAAGAATTTATCTGACCTTCAATGTCTTTATTAATCTGGACAATTGATTGATCATAATACTGTTGAAGGCGCTGATTAAATTGAGCATCTTTACTTAATTGCTCTTCTTGCCATTTACGTTCCCGAGCAATACGATCAGCCCAATAATTATTCTTCTTCGTCATCGGATTCACCGTTCTTCCGGAAACCAACTATCTCTTTATCATTTTCTTTTTGATCATCCATTAACATTTGATCTGTAGCAGAAGCAGAATGTTGAAGCGCTTGGTTTATTTCTTCCTGCTTCTCTTTTTGCATACGCTCAACTTCTTTTTTAGGATCATCAATTAAACGACTATTTCGGAATGCAGTTTCTTTTGACACAACCCCTGATAGTTTTTGTAAAGTATCAGCTTCTTCAGAAACATCAATCGGTAAGTTTTGTTTAAAATCAAAGAGCAAGTCTTGCCAGGCATCCTTATCTTTGACTACTTGATCAGCACTAAACACTATTCGATATAACTTCCGGAGTGCCTGAGTAAATTTACGCTCTTTATTAGATGCCATATTTCGCATTGGAAGTAACTTATATTGCAAAGCCACCCCAGAACTATTACCAGCAAACGCTTCATCATTAAGGTTAGCAACCATACTTACCTGGTAAATCATTGAAATAAGCCGGTCAATAATATGTTCTTGCATATTATCACCATCTGGTTTTGAAATGAATTCGACATCGGCATTAGCAGCATCAGCATTAGGCGAATAAATCATTTGATTACCAATCAAATTAGCATCCGGTCTACCATCACCATCCTCATCTAAATCAAGACCAAGAATTTTAAGGTAAGCATTATCAAAATATTCTACTTGATTAGCTTTCTGTGATAACACTCTGTCTAATTCGTCGATTAAGGTTTTCACATTATCAAAGACACCCTGACGCTCTTCATTTCCATAAAATTCAACCGCCGGCACTAGGTTATACATATTGTTTTGATCTGAATCTTCAACAACACTACCCTTGAAAGTTTTAATTTTATTAGCGTAGTAAACCATTCCAGTCCATAAACCACTTTCGGTATCTTTCCAGTAGCGAACAAAAGCAAAAGGTTTTCTAGCAACCGTATCATCATAAACCATGAAAGCATCTGTAGGAGAAGCATAAGCAATACAAGTGTCTGCGTTCTCATCTTGATAAATAAAAGCAAACGAACGTCCGTAGATATCCGTTTGCTTGCTAATTTCACTCAATTTGTCCTGAAACGAATTAGTGTCATTCCATTGCTGTAATGCTTCGTTCTCATTCTTATCATCTAAAGTAATCTTAGGTGGGATTCCAGTAAAGAATCCATTATAAGTATCAACAATATAATGCGGTAAATTTGCTACTAGCCGATTATCTGGTCCATACATCCGCCGCTGTTGATCTAAGATATCGTGATTACCTAGATACATTTGCATATTATGCTTGTAATCCTTAGCATACTGAATATTTCTTCTCATGAACGACAGTAAATCATGCGGATCAAGTTCTTCTTCATCAGCTGGATAGATAAAAATATGACCATCTAAAATTTGTCCTTTACCGTTTACTGTTTCCATTCAATCACCACCTAAATATAAATATTTTTCATTACAGTTGCCTTTGGACTAGCCATTCCGTTGATTTCAGATAAAGCATACCTGATAGCATCGATTTCGTGGTTGTAACTATCGACAGGCTCATTGGTGTATTCACCAGTTTGTTTGTCCTTCTTGTATGTATAATTTTCCAATTCCTCAATCGTTTTCACACACCGATCATCAACGACTAAGTGATATTGCTGCATAAATGAAAGTCCCTGTATAATGCTGTCCTTCCCCTTTTTAGCTGGACGAATCCGCGAGATACCATCGCGTTTAATTTCAGCAATCGATTTAGGCTCAGCAGCATCAGCAGTAATAACTTCCTTGCTATAACCCATTTGTTTAATTATTCGGGCAATATCATCGTTCAACATACCGTGCTTAGCGTACTCCTCCATCACGTAAATTGTTTGGGTGTTCTCATCGACTTTAACATGCATGAAGGCTGTTTCATCGTTAGTGTACCCAAAGTCCAAGCCGAAGTACGAGGGAAGCTGTGATAAGGTTCGAATACTTAACCGACGTTTTTCAAACTCTGGAAAGACCAGCTTATCCAATGTGGCAAACTCCCCTAGCGTATAGATTTTATAATAGGCCGGGTTGGTTTGTTTTAAGTTCTCAATCGTTGCAATGTTATCAGCGTCCAAAAAGTGATTATCCTTGTAAGTTGATTGGTGAATTGATACTCGTTCTGGATTAACCTTTGCTTTCGGATCAAACCATTGCTTGTAGGTCCAGTTCAACTTACTAACCGGATTAAACATACAGAACAATTGTCGTTTCTTATGCTTAGGTTCCCGTAGACGAAGAGTAAGCTGCGTAAAATCATCTTGATTAAACTCAGATGCTTCTTCCATCACCACATCAGACAATCCTTTAATCGATTTAATCTTTTCCGGATCATCCATCCCCTTAAATAGAAAAACCGCACCATTCGGTAAATGAATAGTACGGTTTGATTTATTAACTCTACACAGAGGTAGAAGCTGCCAGTTAGATAGACAATCAATCACATCAGCAAAGATTGATTCTTGAATTGTTCGATCAACTTTCCGAAGCCATAACACTTTACGGGGATGTTTCCAGTGTTGGAGTGATTTAAGTACAACTTTCTGCACTACTCCATGCGATTTACCAGAACTTGCTCCGCCATACCAAACTTCGACAAAATGATCATAATCAAAAAGGTTATCGTAAATCTGTTTATTAAAAACATTAGCAGGCTTAGGAAAATTAAGATTAATCTTCGTCATCATAATCCCCCATTCCCACATCAATCTGAACGTCGCCAGAAATAACCTTTTTATCAGTCCAAGCACCGTGTCGCTTACCAATTAATTCCGCCGCTTTAATGCGATCTTTTGCCGATACTTCAACATCTTCATAAACACCCTTAGCAGTAGCAACCGATTCTGTTTGCTCACCACGCATAACCGAAGTAAGATACTCCATCACTTCGGTCATGTCAGCTGTTTTCTCTGATCGAATTTCGGCGTTGCGTTTTTCAATTGCTGATTTAATTTGAGGTTTTTTGAGGTTATCGGCACCGGTTCGATATGCAGCTTTCTTAGCATAGCCAGCTTTAATTGCCGCCTGAGTAGCATTACCCGAAATAATGTACTCGTCG